TGTGGATGTTCTATATGTCCTAATATAGGCCCTTTGAAATCAATAGACCATTCAGCTGGCATAATCATCAGTCTTCTATTTGAATTTGTGGACATAGGTAACATGAGAGTCTTAAATAAAGTTATTATCTCAGTTATTGACTCTGCATCATTAATATTATATGGTGTTAAATTAAATGTATAACTATGGTCTCTAAATGATACACCTTGGAATGTATTAAATTTAGGATTATCTATTACTACACCCTTTTGGTAAGCGTCCATTGCAATTATTCCTTGTTTTGCTTTATTAAATGCTTCTTGTGCCATTGCTGGAGCTTCACCTGCTAAGTCACCTAAACCAGACCAACCTTCATTGAATAGTTTATCCATTGCAAGGTCTGATAGACCTATTTCATTTTGTTCGTATTCTACATTTATTGTATCCTTTACACCAGTTGGGAAATATAATGCAATTGTAGCGTCTTGAGTTCCAACTTTAGAAGACTTTACATTACCTTCCTTGTCATAAGTTTCATCAAGACTTGATACACCATGGGAAATACTTCCTTGGGATTTTCCATCTGCACCTTTAGAACCCCTTGCATCTGCTGTTAATGTAGCATCGATGACTCTTGGTACACTTCTGAATATAATCCAATTATCTACAAATCTATTATCATCTGTTGGGAATTTTAATATTGTTCTATCTCCATGAGGAGCATATCCACCAGAAGATGCATTTACTTCTTCTAAAGATTTCTCTGCAGCCTTTCTTTCTTCTGCACTTATTAATCCCTGTTCTGTGATACCTTCTGGAATGTTAGATATATTGATACCAGTTTTCATTGCAATTAAGTCATCTAATGCACCTGCTATTTTTGAGTTGAATAATTTCTGCTTACCAGTTAATGCTGAGTTGAGGTCTTCCTTGATTGAACCAAGGAGTTTACCTTTTAGATTTTTGAAAAATGACATCTATAAATACCTATATGTGTTTTAATATGTATAAGGTATTTATATGAGCTACAAGGGGAGATTTAAGCCAAAGAACTATAAAAAGTATAAAGGTGACCCAACTAAGGTCACATATCGTTCTATGTGGGAACTGAGGTTTATGAAGTATTGTGATAAGAATGATTCTATATTAGAATGGTCAAGTGAAGAGATTATTATACCTTATCGTGGATTAGACAAAAGAGTCCATCGATATTTCCCAGACTTCTGGATAAAATACCAGAATGCTCAAGGTCATATTAAGTGTGAAGTTATAGAAGTTAAGCCTAAAGCACAATGTAAGAAACCTACTAAGAAAGGTAAACCCTATGGAAGGTATTTGAGAGAAGCACGAACCTATGGTATCAATCAATTGAAGTGGGAAGCTGCAAGAGAGTTTTGCAAGGATAGAAATTACGAATTTAGGATATTAACAGAAGACCATTTAAAGGCGTAAAAAAAACCCACCATAAAGGTGGGTTATTCCGAGACTTGTCTGCATCAAGCAATCTTCATTGTTGTCGAATCAAATCTCTTATCAAATAGTTTTAACTCACCTATCGTAATTAAGTTTTTGTCTCCATTTTTCAGGCAAGGGAACGACCCCTCGAAACTATTTCACTGATGTAATTCTTCATTACAAGAGTATTATACTATTAAATGTACCTACCTGTCAACAAAATAAGCCAAATAAGTCTTCTTTTTTTTCTATAGGTATAAGTGGTATAAATACATGTATGGCAGGAAAACTATTTGACAAGTTAGAAAGAGAAGCCTTTAGAGGTGGAATACAAGCAAGGACTAAAGAGTCCATGAGGTGGTTTCGTACTCGTGTATCTCAAATAAAAGGTGTTAGTAGACAAGAACTACTAAGAGATGCAACAACGAGAAAGAGACAAATATTTGGTGATATGTATATGTACATGTATGACCCAAAACACAAAAAAACCTTACCTTACTATGATAGGTTTCCATTGTGTATACCAGTAGAACCTGCTAAAGGTGGATTTTATGGATTAAATCTCCATTATCTACCTCACTCATTACGAGCACAGTTTTTAGATGCATTATATGATACAACAAATAATGATAAATATGATGATACAACAAAATTTAGATTGACATATGATTTACTTAAAAGTATAAGAGGTAAACCATATTATAAAGCATGTTACAAGCATTACCTATCCTCAAATGTAAGAAGTGCATTTGCAAAAGTGGATAGTGCAGACTGGGAAATTGCAATATTCTTACCAATAGAATCATTCAAGAAATCTAGTATGGAAGCAGTCTGGAAAGAAAGTAGGAAAAAAATGGCATGAAATTAGATAGATTTAAGGCACAAATAGATGGTCTGCAAAGACTGAATAGATATAATGTTGCAATGTTTGGGATGGGCCCACTAGTTGCTGGTTTAGCTGTTCGAGGTCTAAGATGTGAAACAGCAAACTTGCCAGGCAGAGGATTCTTTACTCAAGAAGAATCAGAATATGGGCCTAAAAGAGCAATACCACACAAACCACAATACGACCAATTTGATTGTTCCTTCTACATGACGAATGATGGAGAAGATAGACAACTCATAGAAATGTGGCAACAATCAATGAATGGACTTCATGCTGGTAATTTCCACAGTAGATTTCATGATGATTACATTGGTCTAATATATCTAGAAGCACTAGATAAATATGATAATGTTAATTATCGATGTGTCATGACAGATGCATATCCCTTACAACTTGGTGCTGTAAGTTTTGGATATGAAAATCAAGATGTTATGAAGTTTAATGCACAGTTTCGTTATAGATACTGGCATAGTGAATTTGGTAACGCTAAACCTTCGAATCTATTTACTGGATTCTTAGATAAGGCTATAGGCAAAACAACAAATAAATTAAAAGGTAAAATCGAAGAAGCAGTCTTTGGTTAAAATGAATAGGAGTATATTATGGCATTACCTAAATTAAATACGATTGAGTATTTTTGTACATTACCAATCTCTGGTCAAGAAGCTAAATACCGACCATTCACAGTAGGTGAACAGAAGGTATTACTTCAAGCAATGGAGGCGGGTGAAGTAAAAACGATATCTAGTACAGTTATCAATCTAGTAGACGCATGTAGTAATCTACCAGAAGGAAATGTAAGAGATTTATCAAATACAGATATAGAGTTCTTGTTTATGCAAGTTCGTATAAAATCTGTAGGTGAAACAAGTAACATTGTACTTGGATGTGAGAATGGAGAAGTTTGTGATGGACAAACTCCAGTAGAAATAAACTTGGAAGAGATTGATATTGAAGGTGAGGTTAAAGATGATACTGTTAAGTTAACAGATAACATCTCAGTTAAACTTACAGTACCAAACTGGAATCAAGTTCAAGATGTTGTGATGGATGTTGAAAATATTGCATCAACACATATTTTTGAGATATTGGAGAGGTCTATAAGACAAATCATTACAGAAGAAGATGTGATTGACAGAAATGATGTTACATCACAAGAATTGAAAGACTTTGTTAATGAAATGTCCACAGAACAATTTGGTTTGATGATGGAATGGTTTAATGGCCTTCCTAAGTTGGTTAAAGAGGTAAAGTATAATTGCATAAAGTGTGATAAAGAGAATACAGTTAAACTAGAAGGAATACAGAATTTTTTCGTCTAGCCCTTTCTCATGAAACACTTGCAAATTATATTAACATAAACTTTGGTTTAATCCAACATCATGGTTGGTCACTGAATGAACTGGATGATATGCATCCATGGGAAAGGGAAATATATGTTTCCCTATTAGTTCAACACCTCGAAGATGAGGAGTTGAAACAGAAACAGGCACAAAATAGATAATAGGAGAGTATTATGAGTGACGACAGAGATAGATTTGGTGGCGATATGTCACGAAATGAAGTGGAGATGGATTTATCGAAGTTCATGGAGATGATTCAAGAGAATGCAGCTCTAAAGGATGAGATAAGAGACCTTAAAGCAAACGATACAGTGAACCCTTGGCAAAAGTGGGTACACCTTGCAAGAACAGTTGATGCATGGAGAATATGGCCTCGTGCATTCTTAAGTGTTTACATATTCTTAGTGTACTATGCAGCTATTTGGTTCATGGATTTACCAGAACCTTCAATGGAACAATCTGGTCTTATCAGTATATTGGTAGGTGCTGGAGCTGCATGGTTTGGACTATATGTTAATAGTGCAGCCAAAGAACATTCAACTAACGCAGAAAAATAGGTAAAAGAAAATGGCAGACGAAGAAAATATTTCCTTATCCAATAAAGAGGCAAACTCAATCATGAACAAAGTTCTGACTGAGATGAGAAGGTCTCGTGCAGAAACAACCAAAGGTAAACAAGATAGTCTTGATTCAAATATGAAGGTTGTCGATGCTATCGAAGGATTGACTGACGCACAAAAGAAAAGATTTGAAAGGTCTGCCGTTTTAGAACAAGTAGGTATAGGTAAAGAACAAGCAAAACAGTTAGTAGGTCTCAAAGAACAATTAGAACTGAATGAGGAAAGACTCAGTAAAGTTAAAGAAGTTCTAGAAGAAACTGGTCAAGATGTATCAAACAATCAAGAGGTAAAAAGACTAGAACTAGAGAAACGAAATCTTGAAGAGATGATGAAGTTTGGTAAAACTTTAGGTACTTTTGAAAGAGGTTTTGTTAAGTTTGCTGGTGGTAAGTTTGAAGACCTTATTAAAGAAGTACAAGAAGGTGGTAAGTTAACT